ACTAATAGTTACACAATTAAACAATTCTATAGCGCTATCAGAAACGCCTATAATAAAATCGTCTCCATATGTAACTAATCGACAATGATCAGCAAATGCAGACATAGATTTCCATTCTGGTTTATGCTGTTCCATAATTTTTAACCAGGCATACTTGACATACTTCTTATTAACTTCAGAATTCAGTTCGGCCGTAATCGGCGAGCCACTGCCTATACCATTTAGTGGCTGATATACCAAATTAGCACATAAATGAATAGGCATTAATATCTCGTCAAATAACAATCGGCGTAGATGTAATATAACCTCATCTGGAGCTTTATTCAAACGATGCCACTCCAGAATGTCTTCCAAACAACTTTCCACTATTTGAGAAGACAAAGAAGGACCGAAGTTTGAATAATCTCCAGTCACTATATTAGCGCCACGCTCGGTAAGATAATGCACTAAATCCGTCCATTGTAACGAATCAGCATTAATACCTATGCCATGTTCGGCATATATAGTAGCACTTTTATACGCCGAAAGGAAGCTACCCATATATCTACGGACATCTATAGTAGTTTGTACAGGTGCTATACTAAATATGCGAGTGGATCCAGGTTTTTTACATTTCTCAGGACTCAATCTGTAATCTTTCAAACAATCTACATACAGAGGAAGAGTAACTTCTCCTCGCAATCTACCAATCTCACGAGAAACGAGCATTTTCTCCAATAGGCGATCAATACCTAATAATTCCAAACGATCAGCACTTTCTTTCAAATCGAACAGCCACCTTTTCCCTTTACTTCCTTTCGGTCTGAAAACACTAAGAGGAAAACCTTCACTAGAATTCCAATTAAGAGGTTCAATATTAGGAATATGAGAACTACCACATATAGCCTCTTGTAATGTTAGCTCACGAACCTCTGACATAGTGGGACGACATTTATTGAACAAGACTCGTACACTATCTTCACTAACCATTCGCAGCAAATCTTCTCTAAATTTCCCTGGCCTACCTGAACCATGCTTATTACATCCATCTCTCAAAGGATGTGAACCAGGTGGCTGTCTACTGTCCCCTGGTCTTAAAGGATTTATTTCCGTCTTAACGTCATATACTTGCTGATGCAATAATGAAGGAATAATTTGAGACTTACCCGACTCTCTATGTGCAAATTTATCTGGTACACACCCGTAGAATAGCATATTACCGTCCAGTTCGACTTGTGCATCATCCAAATCTCCGTACGAAGGCATCTTATACTCGACGGAATCTTTAGGTAAGCACGTTTCAAACCATTCACGGCATAACGGCTCTGAGTAACCAATGCCATTCCTTCCAGCCACATGCATACCTATAATGCCGGAATTACCATTACATACATTAGGTGCTAACAAAATAGAACCACACAAACCCGCGCCATGATGACTATATTTATATACACAATCTAAATTAATGGCGGATATATCTGTATCTCCAGCAATCATCAAAAACTCGTGAGAATCTATTCTCACGGAGCGTCTTGAAGGACCATCCAGCGATATAAAATCAGCTTCACTGCGAACATTCTTATGCATTCCCGCTGAGGGCAAGTAAGAGACTATATTTGAGAACATTGGTACATATTTAGGAAGAGTCATTACACCCAAATTGGAACTACCTTCCTTACCATTCACCATCAAATATCTAACAGTCGAAAAATTATCCCAGTCTAATTCAATTATACTTGTTTTACCATTCCTATTCAATACTAGTGAAAAATTTCCATCATCTTTATGTCGAGAAAATTCTTCTATATAATGCCTTATTACGAGAAGTTGATGTTGTCGAATACCTAAACATCGACCTTTAATCTCTCGACGCTCTTCTCCTTGAACCCATGAGCATTTCAAAAAACATGCATTATTTAGCACTTTCTTTTCTACATGCACATCCGTTTCAACAAATTCTCGAGACGCTGGTGTCGGCTGTGAAGCTCCCCTCCGCGGCACTGCAGATTCTTTAAAATAATTAGGGCCACCTTCTCGAAAAGCACTATTTAAAGCATCACCTGCTAAAAATGATCCTACAAATTTATACCCGTATTCAGCGACCCTAGTCTCAGCTTGAAACCCTTTATATACCATCCAAGCTCCTAATAATAAAACCAAAATCTTAATTATATGATCATGCAAGAAAGTGATAATCGTATTAATAATTGGCTTTCCAGCACACTGCCACCAGTCCTTTATCCACGATCCCAATCGCGATATAAAAGATCTAGCTTCAACTTGTAACTGCTCATGCTCAGACATACGAAATGGGGAATCCATTTCTGCAGTTAATGAATGATCATGACGCCATAAAACGTCCAAAGCACGTTTAAACAGCTTATTCTTAAATAAGCTATTAAAGTGCGAATCGCAATTACATTCACCTGAAAGCGTAAATTCTAGACCTATTGAGTTTTCGTAAACAAACTTGTTGAAGCGTTTATTATACTTCAAACGTTTTAAATCTACAAAATTTTCACACCAAACTTTAGCGTGATTACACACAGCCTTACAAACACCTTTCTTACGCAAATGACAAAATAAGACATGCGCACGTATAAGTCGATTTCTATTTGGTTCATCTGCTGTAAAAGTAGTAGAAGACTCAATTTCATCCAACGTAACAGTTCCGGCTGATGGCCAAGATGCAGAAACTCTCTGAGCCTCTGCTTCAAGGTCATACTTACTAGTAATATCTAGCCATTGCGCTTGGCGCATTAACCAAAACACATATGACCGTAACGCAGGCATTCCGGTAAAATTTCTCCAGTGGCTAATTGCACGTTTCGACCATTCTCCCATAACTGCCGAATCATTATGCGCTATCTGAGAATCTCCATAAAATTGTCCTCCACACGGAAGGAAAAATCCCCACATACTCTGACGATCCGTACCAATCCAATGGGAGTATTGATGTCGAGGTTCTGCAGCTATAGGTAGAAAATCTTCCATAATACAAAACGGAGCTATATCTTCTTCAGTTAATGTCTCTAAGTCTATATTGCCCACCAATTTAGCTACAGCTCCTTTATCTAAATGTAATCGCGTAACTAGAGTAGCGATCTGATCTGAAACATCTCTAGTGTAAAATCCTCGCTGTGCTGCATTAAGCTCCGGGGAAGAAAAAGGTTCAGCAAAAGAAGTAGAAGGCTGGGGATCATCGCTCTCGGGGAATACTGCTCTAAAGCGATCTTTAGCGGCTGTCCACATACGAGTCATATATGAACACGCAGCTTCATCTTGCAATTCACCCTCGTCTATGAAATCTTGTGCAGCTTGTCTATCTCTATCAAACCTCTCTTTCAGCGTTTCTCTACATCGAGCAGCTTGTTGAACAAATTCCATATCATCTTCAGGATCATATTCGGGATCTAAACAATAATTACTATTCATGCGTCTTTTAAAATTGACTCGCTCTCTTTCATAATGAGCTCGGAAGCGGTCACGCAAAATAACAATCATAGCTTCGTACGTTAACGGTCCGTCATATACAGTATTAACGTCACTAGCATTACGCGCAAAATAAAACTCCAGATGTGCACAATTTCTCCTATCTTCTAAATCAATCTGAGATGCATCTATAATATTCGGGTATTTGGTTAAAATCTCCGCAGTAAACTGAGCTCTTATCAGTGCCTTTCTACGCCTGTATATAGCTTTCGGACATCTTGCATTGACAAACTTAGGGAATGCTACATTCGAATTCATATAATAAATGAGTGGATTAATACGTTTATTCTTTTCCTCAACAGCAGCCATAGGAGGATTAAACACACTAACGGAACACATCGCCATATGGGTCTGAATTTCCTCATCTGTAAATGTTCCGTCAATAGCATACGCCTCATCTCTCGCCACTACAGGAGGATTACCTATTCCACTCCAATATTTTTGACCCAGCTGTAACCAGTAAATCATTTCCTCCGAACTCTGATAATCTATATGCTGAAGTAACTCCTTACATATTTCTGCTGTTAAAAAGCTTTTTCCGACACCTGCCATACCCACCATATAAATGGGAAAAGGCTCAAATCGAACATTTGGATGATTTCCTGCTTGAACAATATCATCACGAACCTTACATATTTTCACATATAAGTCATAAATAACTTTACCTCCTGGACAGTTCTTATCCATATTACTTCTAATCAAAAGAGAACCATAATAACATGCATCAAATACTCGATTCGCTTCCTTGCTACTCTTACCTAACAGTCGTCTACGACGGGGATCTAATAAGTCAACAACTTCATCTACCCATATTTTCATGTCAGGATAATTAGCGTTGGCCATTTTCTTAGCTTTAGCTAAATCACTTGATTCGCCAGCACACCACTCATAACAATAGACTAATGCTTCAGCTGAGTTTTTAAAGAATAAAGCAGCATTATTAGCCAATCCCAAATCCTCCTTCATACCCTTGGTAAACGACATATAATCCTTTGGCAATCTACAAGTCATGCCAAGAGAAGTTACAACTAACCCACACACCAAAGAAAAGAAAGAAGCATTAAGACGCTTAGTCTCATCGCTATAAGTTTCACTCTCGTGAGAAGCTGTTCGTGCGTCTGCTTGCGGATCGTTCGATCGCACGAAAAACTTACTCCAAAGATGTTTAACTAAATTCAAACACGTTTGCTGAAGTGACACCATAATATCTAGTGAAGCAGAAACTAAAGACCCTATCATAGTACATACGGCAATAGCTAGTGAAGTAGGAGACGGATTAGCTATAATCTGCATTAACTGTCCAATAGAAGAAGTCAAAGCTTGCTTAAGCGCATTGCCTTTAAGAGCATCAGTTAAACTACCTACTCCTTCCTTAACACTATTTTCCAACTCTAATAAAGCCGGAGCAACTGCCGATTTGGCTTCAGTCACCATTTCAGCTACTAAATCTTTCTTCATAGTTCTAAAAGAAGAAGCGACTGGTGCAGTGACCGCCTTACTAAGCAAAGATCCAGCAATTCCTGAAGTAAATGAATTTACAAAATTCATCTCCGGTAAAGCACGCACATCTGAAAAACCTGTATCATCACTATACACCATAGCTGGAAAACCAGTATAGACATCCATACTAAAGTCATCAGCCACACTATAATAGATAGATACATCTATAGTAGGCGTACCTTTAGCACCTTCCAAGCCTATAACAATATCTCCTAATGAAGTAAAATTAGCCAAATCAGTGGCTTGCCACACATCTCCCAATTTACCATTAATGCCATACACTCCAGGTTGGTAAAAAGGAATCTCTACTTCAATAACATTATTTATGCTCAAATTTTGCAAATAAAATCCATAAGAATGATTTCTATACTTATCGGCAATAGCTATCTTATTACCCATCTTCACACTAGCTCTGTGATCCAAAGGTCTATCGGGCCTATGCTGAACCCAAACACCACCTAAATAATTATTAATTACTATACGCAATCTTATACCCCCTCTAAAATAGCGAAAACCAGATAAAACTATGGGAATGTGACCATCTCGGGCAGCACTCCACATAGGATAAATAGAAGAAACATTTAAATCCAGTCCACTAGGAACAACAGGAACTTGCAGAAATGCTACATCTCTTATACGCTCCACCAACGTTATAGAACCAGTATAATACAATTGATAGCGACGACACAAATCTTTCAAATCATTAAAATTCTCGCCAAACGTTAACATTCCTCCTGTTGTAGAAGGTAATAACCTCGTGGGCTGCATTAAGTTTGGCGTATCTTCTCTTTCCATCTCAGGAAAAGCCATATTATCCAAATTCAAATAAACAGGAATAGTATCATGCTCAGTACCTGCCCAGATAATATTGCCCTCTGTATAGGGTCCTTCCTCATACCAATCTATACAATGAACTGCTCCATCGTTTATATTACCAATTTTAATAAAAGTGGCCAAAGCTACAGCTGATTGTGTAGATAGGCACGGAATCATATAAAAATACCCGTCCAAAGACCAAGCCACTCCAGCAACTACTTGTCCAGTCATTAATGTTCCATTAATCATATAACGAACGGAATAAACCACATTAGGAGACCAAACAATAACACGTTTTGGACGTGAAGGTATACTTATTTTATCCAGCTGCGCTATGTGATCGCTAACTGAACCATATCTGAAGATCAACTTCTTACTTTCAAAGAAGTTATGCCAAGCCCCAGTATACACAGGATAATAACCTTCTTTAAACTGAACATTATTAGGAATGTCAGGATTGGTAGTCTTCGCATTCCAGCTTATGCCTATTGCAGGCTGAGCGGGTACAGCAAACTCCATATCAATCCCAGCCCGCACATAGGGAACAATAGTAATATATTTTACTACAGATTCCATCGGAACAAGCGGATTCAACACAAACATAAATAAAGCACTTGGAGAAGCACACTCAGATCTTCGTTGAGGGCCACCATATTTACGCTTCCACCAGGGTCGATCACTTATATAAGGAACTACAAAAGTAAAACTACTCGAATCTTGTAAGGAAAAAACTATATGAGCACTATTACGTGCCTGCTCTAACGTTATCTTTTTATTCGCTCGAACGCCAGGTATATATGCAATCAATAAACGCCCAGTATGAAACGAGGTAGCTACTATATCAAATTTAAATTCCAATGAGCCTCGCCAATACTCATATAAGCTAGCTATAACACCACATGGTGGGATATAGTATTTAAATAAGGCACTAGCATCCTCAGTATCCGTAAATAATAGATTTTTATCTACTTGCGGATGTACGTTGCAAGACCATATTAACGCTCCAGGAACGTTTGTAGCGGTATCATTACTATCCCATTTAACTCGACGTAATAATCCGAATTTTCGGATTATTGTGTCATGAGTAGTAACAGTAGCAGTCATATCTGCGGTATGTCGCGTGCCTATATTCGCACTTAAACTTAGTCGATGAATAGGTTCAACTAAACCGTTGCCTATACACCAACTGTGTGCAACAGTAGGCACTACAAATGTTGGAGGCTCATTAGACGGCGGATTATCACAATTAGGCATATTTAAAATTCCGTTAGCTAAACCAACTACTGTTTTCAAAGTATCCATTTCTGGCGATGCTATCGACCCATCTACTAAGCCTGTGAAAGAACTATTGGTAAATCGAATAAACATAGAGAAGTGACAACTTCTTGGTCCGTTCTGGCTAGTAGTCAAAGGCACTAAGTCATTTAAATATATATTACCCATACATAAACTATCAGGAAATTCATCCCTTCGCTTTGTATTCATGTAGGGTACGTGATATCGATAAGGAATAATTAGTGTCGCTTCATTAGAAGCCCCAGCATTAATCAAGACATGAGGCATCTGTACCATCTCAGCCACATGACTGCGATTGAAACTTTCCCAATGCCCACCATAAAGCCAAGACACAATGAGTTGCCCTGCTTGAAATTTATTACTATTAATATGGATTTTAATTTCCATATCTCCTCTCCAATATTGGTGAATGTGGAACGGTATAAACATAGGCATATTCGCACGTTGAACATGGTTAACAAAATCTTTGGGTAGAGTTCCAGTCAAAGCCAAAGGCTCATCTACCTTCCACTCATATGCTCTATAAAGGGTAAACCGATCAGTAAGATTACTATAATTCGGATTTTCCTCAGTGGAAGACAAATTATACCATGACGCCGGCTTATTAGTATCAGCCAAATCAATGGACTCTATCTGAGTCTCACCTAACACTACATTTGAAGTGCTTACGGCTTGCTCTGCTGGTCCAGCAACACTCTCCATCTCTGCATCTGCAACGGTATATATAGGACTGTGCTTCTTCAACCTAGCCCAAACATCTGCCACTTGTCTCTTTCGCAATATAATATTGCGCAAAACCAAGCGCTGCTCAGGTAGACGATGACGCCATACCATATAATCAACATACCAAGTATTGGTATGTCCCAGGGCCTTAAAAGGGCCACATTCTGGAATAATAGCCCTCTTTTTTACTTGCTTAGGACTATAAGTCCCTGTACGTTCATAGGGCCATTGTTGTTCGATTATAGGAGCAAAATGCTCTTCTACATCATCAAGACGTGTAAATGAACGCTTCTTCTCAAACTGTGTCTTAACGAGCATCTCGCAATAAGCTCGACGCTCTTCTCCGTCCATTACTTTATAACATTCCATAGCAATTAATGGAATAGGAGCGGAGGGTTTTTCACCAACAACTATGTAACCTTCGGGAACAACACGTTCACATAAGGCTCTTCCCAAATTCGTCAACGTGTTAACAACGGAAACAACTGATTTATTAATAACGGCCATTTTATATAACTGATAATAACAAATATAAACGAAAACAACGAAACAACGAGAGCAACGAGCGCAACGATAACAGAAAGACAAAAATTCCTGTTTGATTAAAAAGTTGAGTCTGCTCAACAACCAAGGGGTACAGGATATGCACTGTGGCTAAGTGTTATCATATCCCTTTTCTGTGTAGTCGACCCCCACAAGTACACAGCACTTCATAATTGAAATAAT